TCATATATATCAATTCGGTCTTCTCTAATTAATTGGGCAAGTTCAGTGTATATTTTTTCTTTATATTCTTTGTTGAATTGTCTTTCGGCAACATTAATACCAAAGGATTTCAATTTGATGATAGATGATTGTGAATGCCATTGATCAAAACTAACTTGCTTAAATTTAAATCTAGCATGAAGTTGAATCACATATTCTTCTACTTCTCTTTCAGAAACTGGTTGATTTTTAGTTTTAGGATTCCAAAAATGTATATGATCAATAACCACTCTTTTCAATGGCATTTTATCTGGACCATATTGACCCATTATGTTTTCTGTATGTGAAACTACAAGAGCATAATAATCAGAAGTTCTAGCAGGATCCAAATGGCAATAATATTCATGCATCCCATTTGTACCTTCAATTCTTTTTACCATATTCATGCTAGAAAACATTCTGTCAATGTCATCTTTTAAGAACATTGGATCTGAAGATGAAGCACCAAATTCAGCACCATATTGCATTGTAAATTCAGTGGGATCTTTTTTCTTTTGACCTTCTAACCATTCAGTATCAATATTTGGATTTGTAAGCCAAGTAGGAAGTCTCATAACAAGAGTAGTGGGATCTTCTTGTCTATTTTCATGCAGATCATAAAGCAATCCAATAGGTCCTTTAGGGTTTGAAAGCATCATCATCTTTCCATCTTTACCAAATGTAGCAAGAGATGGTTTAAGATCATCATATAAGGCATAGTCAAGTCCAGAGTCAGGATTATCACCAGCCATAGCAGCAACTTCGTCCATGATGATAACCCAACAAGTAAGACCAACAAGACCAGAGGCATTAGAAGAACCACATCTCAAAACTAATGAACCAGAAAATGGATTTAAGCCTTTAAGTTTTCTTCTTTCATTTTCTTCTCTATCATGATCAGAATAAAATCTCATTTCCAATTCTGTATCTTTACCAATATAAGGGGCAAAAAATGGTGATGCTAGCACTGTTTGTTTGATTTTAGAGAAGATAGCTTTCTTTGCCTGTTCTTCATTTCTAGCCACATTTAATAGCACAATTTCATCAAATTCCATCAAACCATATCTAGCTTGAGGATGTCCCATTGAAATTAATCTATAAAGTTCATAAAGAGCCATGGCAGACACTAAGAATGATTTTCCAGAACGTCTACCAAGTACCAAAACAAGCTCTTCAAATTTAAATCTATTGGTACATTTATCTTCAACTTGTCTTCTTAACTTCTGATCAAATTCTTCAGCTTCTAATAAATCTTGTTCTGATTGAAATCCATCAATAATAGGTCTTTGAGATAAATTTATAACTTGTCTTTCAGCATCAGGGTTTGTAGCTTCTTGTTTGGCAGCATCATATCTAGCTTCTCTGATATCATTTGAGAGTCGCTTGCATTGAAGACAAGGTGAATTAGTAACAGTGAAGATAGTTTTGAATTGTTTGCCTTCTCTTCTACCTTTTACGAATGCTTTTTCATTCTCATTGATATATTGCCAAACACATCCATCACAATCCACTTCATTTTTATTATTATCAATGACAAGATTTGTATTGCCTTCTTGTCCCATATAGAAACATTTAAGAATTAACTTTTGCCAGGGATATGGTTTTAAATTACAAAAATATGGATGTTCTATAAATGTAATAATATCTACAATTTGATCAGGGTTGAATCTATCTTTTGGTGGTTTAGGAGGTGGAGGAGCTTCTGACCTAACAGAAGGCATAATTTCATCAGAGAATTCAGAAGCATATCCTGATTCCTTAAAAAATTCTACAGCTTCTCTTGATTGTTGAAGAAGTTGAGCTTTTAAATCTGGTACTGGTGCTTTTGGAGGTGCTGGTTTTCGCATTAGTTATCTTTAGAAATTTTTTCTCTCAAATAGTTTAGTTTATCTCTAATCAATCTCTTATCAAATTCAGATTCCATACCTTCGTGGAGTTCCATTAATATTTCAAAGATATTGATAGAATAAATACCATTATTATCTCTGGCATCTTTAAGCATTAATATTTTTGTTACAAGCTTTTCTACCATTTGAGCTCTTCTTAATTTGAGGTCATTGTTTTTAGAGCAATCCATACCTCTAATATCATCAAGTTCAACAAGAAGAGCGGTTAATGCTAATTGATGCTCTCTAAAAATCCAAGGAGCAATTAATTCTTCTCTTTGCTCATAATTTTTTAATCCAGATACAGCAATCTTCTTAAAATCACAATGGTTTTCCATGTGATTATTTACTTGTACCCAGTTTAATTTAGCATCATAATATTTGTGGAAAAAATGTAAAACAGCTTGAGGTTTCTTACCAGCTTCAAGAAATACATGTTCTGCTATGTCTCTAAATGGAGATGTACACATAGCACATCTAGGTTCTACAAATTGAGGATAAGAAATATCCGCCATATTATCTGGAGGAAGTGGTTCAATTGGTCTATCTGTTTCTTTTAGATCACTGAACATTCTAGTGGGCTTTTTTTCATCCCTTACTAGTTCATTTGAGGGTGTTGGGACAATTGTATCAATTATCTCTACTGTTTCAGGCTCTTTTTCCATATATTACCTTATAAAAGAAAACTAAACCCGTCGGAATCGACGGGTTTAGAGAAATAAATAAATATAATGAAATAATTAGTCTTTTAAAGCTCTCTTAAGTCTCTCATAAGGAGAAACAGAATCTGCTGCTTTCACCATAAATTCATCAGCTAAACCAAAGAGTTCATAATTGCCTTCTGTAAATTTAGCACTTGTTGATGTGCCATTTGCTAAATCAACTTCAGCAGAACCATGTCTCATTGAAACAACATATTTATTTTTGGAAGCTGTTTTCATATGAACATTGGAAGTTTCAGCAACAAGAACATTATTCAATAAAACTTCTTCAACCCAAGGCTTAAGTTCAGCATGTAAAGAAAGTCTAGCATTGTAGTTTTTCTTTGCTAATTCAGCTAATCTTTTCCATGAATCATAAGCTTTCTCATCTGCTCTGACGATTGGATGATTGCCTTGTGTAAGTTTATTGACAAATTCCTTAGCACTTAATTTTTCTAAAGTCTTCTCAATAATAGGAGCACAATCAGCATACTTGGTTGGAACTACTGCCACTTCCATTGCTGTTTTGACATTTGATTCTTCATCAAAAACAGTAGAAGCAACTTTCTTTACCAAGTCCAAATCAAAGTTTTCAGCTGCTAAAAGCTCTACTACTTCATTCTTGTCAAAGCCTTGATTCTTTAACTTGATAGCATGAGCATTTGCAACAACTTTCATACCGCTGGAATGACCCTTTAATTCATTGCGCCAATTGTAAATAAGATCGTCGGATGTATTTTTTTCAACCACTTTGATTCACTCCCTAACAAAAAAACTCCCTTTGAATTCACTCTATTTTCAAAGGGATTTTTGGAACATAATAATATAATACATAAAATTGAAAAAAATATTCCTTAAAGATTAATCAAATAAGAAATCTTCTCCAAGTTCTGTTTTCATAAGAGATAATGCTTTGGACAATCTTTTAGAAAATGCGCCTTGAGATATACCTAATCTTAAGGCGCATTCTTTTTGATCTAAATTATCAAAAAAATACATCTCTAACACTTCTCTAACTTCAACAGGCATTTTATCCAAGGCACCATGAATCATTATAATGTTGTCAATTTTATTAAATGGATCAACACATTCATCTAAATCTCTGCCTTGCTCTTCAATATATTCAAACTTTTGATATTTGTCTTGAAGGTATCTAAATAATGTGATGTCTATTCTGGTGGAAATGAAATAAGAAAAATATGTAAGATCTGGATTATATTGATCAATTATTTTATGTAAGACAAAAATAGCATCTAAAATCAAATCTTCTCTATGTAAATTAAAATGAGGTTCTTTGATAATACATCTTTTAATAGAAGATAAAATTAATGGCTTGTAAAATTCATAAAGTTCAAATAATGCCACTTTATCATCTTGCTTGGCTTTTCCTACAAGTTCATTGATATAAGCATATTTATCGTCATACATAAAGAGTTTATACAATGGCAATCTTATGTATCAAAAGTTCAATAGAATGATGTTTTGAGCCACCATTTCTAAGATCTATAATTGATTCTGCCACCAAGTCCAAAATCTCTGAAAGCTGATTGACATTTAATGATAGCTTATTTAATTCAATTTTAGCTCTTATAGGATTGGTGGTTTGATTTATTGGTTTTATAGCTTCCCAATCATCATTTAGATATTGACCAAGGATATCTTTCAAATCAATTCTATACATGTATTGAGATTCATTAAATATTTTTTTATCTTTGATGTCAGCAATCTTAATCAGGAAATATAGTTGAGATAAAAACACCAACAATAAACCTTGCTCTCCCATATGGTCAATTAACTTCATATAGTCATTGAGAGCTTTATCTGTTTTTTTATCTAATACATCTGAAATAAATTGAAAGATATCAGCATCTTTCTTGAACTCTGAACTATTGAAATCTTCTATGGTGAGTTCAGGTTTGACAGATTGAAGTTTAGTGATTTCTTGCCCTAATAAATCAATATCATAACAAACAACATCTTTTCTTCCTGTTGTTTTTGATTTGGTTCTTGTGGTTGGGCAATTTTCACATAGCCAATTCACAACATCATAAGAAAGATTGTATTTTTTGAGTAATGATGTAAGTTTAGATTTATTTCCAAATACAGGCAAAGAGAAGTCATAAATGTCATTGCTTTTCTTTAGTTTTTGAATCAATCCATTTCTTCCATCAAAAGAATCATCCTCAAAATAGAAGATATGATTACCTAAACCAGCATCAATGAATTCTGAGATGACCTTAAGATCTGAAATTGAAGGATTATTGTGAATGTAGATATTGTTAGCATCAAATATCTTAGAATATGATGTTTTAAAAGTAGCAAGATTAATATCATTTACAATATCAAGGGTGTTAAATTGCTTCTTGATTTCTTCTAATATTAAGACCCTGGAACCATAATATAATCTTGCTACCATAATTACTCCATCGGGAATAGTATATGTGTAAACTCTCCAGATGTCAAACTCATTAAGGTAAATGAGTTGAAATTCAAAAGAGTTATTTTCAAATCTTTATCTGGCAAAATATCAAGAATTTTCAACAAGTGAGAAGACAGATATGAAGTTTTAATTGGCTGTATTTTATTAGACAATGTGATAGTGTCAATAACAGCACCTTTTTCACTATTTTGACTTGATAATGTTAATTTATCACCATCAAAAACAAATTCAGTTCTAATCGAGCTTGTAATTCCAGATATAAACTTTACAGATTGAGCTAGTTCTGATTTGTTGACAATAGTTTCATCTAATTCTTGCGCATTCCTGAAGTTTCTTAATGTCTTAAAAACACCAGAGTCAGCTTTTGATCCTAATGAAACAATAAGATAAATATTACTCCACACAATATTCAATTTGTTGTTTGATATTGAATATTTAGCATCACCTAATGTATTGATAAATAAAGTGGAAATTTCAGCTGAGGATTTTGAAATGATATATGAATTATCAAAATTAACATCTCCAAACAATGAAATTCTATGCTTATCAGAAGATTGAGCATTGATTATGTTATCAAATGAAATATTGATAGAGTTGTATGGGTATTCATCAGCTTCAGTAGAACATGAAAATGATGTGTATCTGATAGCATCTAAGAAGAAGTTAGAATTCAATGTATCTAAATTCTTAAATTCAGATTCTTCAGGTTTTAGACAAGGGGTGGTCTTAATTGCCACCCTTGTCTTTTTATTTCCGAACATCAATG